CCAGTCTTTAGGGAGTCTCGGAAGCTTCCCTCATCTTTGATGATCTTATCGACCGCAACGCCGTGCACTCGAGCAGTTTCTTTTAGCGCGTCCTGGAAGACCGCACCACCCATGCCGGCATTGACGACTGAATTCCAGTCCATCAACTTCACAGTTCCTGTAGCGAGAGCCTGTGATAGCTGATACATCGCCGTTGAGGCTTGCTGTGAATTTGATCCCGAGAGCGCAGCCAGGTTAGCGATTCCCTTGATGGCCTTGACTGAGGTGTCCAGTTTGACGCCGGCTGCAGTGAATGTACCGATGTTCCGGGCCATCTCACCGAAGTTGTAGATCGTCTGGTCTGAATACTTGTTTAGAGTATTCAAGGCCTTATTCACATCGGAGAGCTTGGCGCCCTCTTTCTGCGTATTCGACAAGATCGTTTGAATCGAGTTTAGTTGTGTCTCATACTCGTTCAAACCCTGTGTAATTGGTGTCAACGTCAGAGATTTGATCATGTTCGCGCCGGCAGTAATAACACTAGTCGTAACTCGAGTTATTGCTGCTACCGCAATTACCGACATCGCATTGAACTTGGACGAAATATGCTCGACTGAGCTTGCGATTCCACTCAAGCCGGCCGAAGAGAACCTACTCGCAGCTCGACTAGCCTCATCCAGACCTTTGGTGGCCCCCGTGAGCTGAAGTCCCTTGTTCAGGTTCAGCAACGAAGTGAGTGTCTTACGAATTCCAGCTTCGAACTGCGTATTGTCGAACCTGAGGCGGACGACTTCTTCATCTACGGAATTGCTCATGCGGAGGTCACCGCCTTCCTTACGCTGGATTCGATTTGGTCAAAGATGGGGCGCATAGCAGGGTTAATATAATCTCGGCCCTGTACGTATCCACCGGTTCCGGTACCGTAACCATGTTGTAGCATAATTGCCACTGGAAATCCGTTTTCGACGTCGGAATTGGACCAGGTAACTGTTGCTCCACCTTTTCCTCCTTCGACTGTATATGACCAAGACTGAGCTGTGAGTCCGGAATCAATTGGGGTGGCTGCAGACAACGCGTCTACTCCCATTTGACCAGCACGATTTAGAATCTGTAATATGTCTAGATTAACTAGTTTATTCAGTTTTGACACCGTTTTTTCGAAAGAGCCTGACTTTTCTATAGAGAACATCCAGATCTCCTTCGAGGTGTTGTTAGTCGCGTAGAAATACCGGAGTTCCCGCTGGAGTTCCCGGAGGAACATCTTCGAGATCGTCCACAGCGATTGCTCCGGAAACGCCGGCCGTTCCCGTGGCGCCCTTTGCTTGGCCGGCGTCAAACGTGGTTGCATCATTTCGTGTGAAGATCAGATGGCCGCTGCCGTCGATTGTTCCCGTGACGATGATGGCATCTTCGATTTCGATAGTTCGTTCGGCAGTTAGTCCGTTGACAGTCGCCATGGTTACTCCTCCTATACCGTGCTGACGGTGTATGAACCGTCGCCATGAACGATGACGGTAATACTGTTAAGCTGGAATGATCCATCTCCATTGTCGATGACCATGTCGGGAGGACCGGTCACCGTGAATGTTCCGTCGCCATTCAGCGTCACTACGAAATCAATGTCCGGAAGAACGAACAGATCAAGTAGCTCCTGTGGGTCCGGAAGCGTTGGATCGTTATCTGCGGATCCATAAAGTTGTGCTTCGATCAGAGACAGAATATAAGGATCTGTCTTTGTCGAATCGATGATGATGTGAGCGCTGGGTTTGGCTCCAGGAATAACCACAGGAGTAGTAGTGAATCCCCAACTAAATGCCAACGGATCTGGAGTCTCTGATGTCGTTTGGTTGTCTTTTTCGCTAGGGGAAACTATTGCATTGTAAACCAAATGCAACTTGTATCCCAGATCTTGACCTTTAACGTCATTACCGATCTTGGTTGTGTAACACAAACCAAAGCTCTGTCGATACTGTTGCGTGACGAACATTCCATCAGCCATACCAACAGATCCATCACAGAGACCGAATTCATCGGGATAAGTGTATGCACTTATAGTTCCTGCGAACTCTTCTGCTGACATCCGGTTCAAGTATTTTATGCCGTCACTGTAGAACGGCGTAGGATCCCCGCCAGTAGGTGACTCCGTGACAGAAATTAACCCCGACCAAGAGACTCCTGCGCCAGTGTTTGGGTAGAGAACCCCTCGGTCAACCCCAGTTTCATAGAGCCTAGTGCCTGGGGCATCCCAGCTAACTTTCGTCATTCCGGTCCTCCTTCCGGCGAATTATCCGCGTGTGTTCAACTGTTCTCTACGTTGCTGATTTAGAGTTCTGTTTCTTTGTGCTATCTCTGATGCTGACATCTTCTTTGGTGGGGCGTTCTTTTCATTGACCACCCGAATCAAAGTAAGCAAACTACTAAGATGCCAATTTTCACGATCCAAAGGGATGTTTAATGAAATCATCCAGTAATAAATGATCTCTGCCGTGATTACTTCACTACTTCTGCTAGGTTTGTCTTCTCTAAACCAAGTCGCAGTCATCTTGGCGTTGATGTATTCATTGATCTTAATAATATTAGCTTTGGAGAGTTTCTGTAGAACCTCCGGAGGAACATCAGGGGTCAAAGTCATGATTCTGATGTACTCGATTGTTTCTTCTGCCGTTTTCTCATTTGAGCTTAGAAACGGCTTTTCAAACTTTTGCTCCCATTTTGACACGGAGGCCAGGGAATGCTCGAGTTCCAGTTCGAAACCTTCGACGACTACGAATTCGTTCTTTTCTGAGTCGAAACCTTCGACTAATGGAACAATAATCTTGAGCATTCCCTGGCCTCCTATCAAATGGGTGGTTCAGATCAGACGAAGTCGAAGAACCAGTCGTCGTCCGAGACCGGCGGGAACCGGTAGCCGGCTGCGGGGACCGCGTTGACGACGGTGTCTTCGGTGATGACGACGGGACCAGCGACCTTGGTAACGCCGTTGATCTTGTAGATGACGCCCGTAACGGAAGGGATGGTGATGGTGTGCGTGCCCGACACGTAGGTGGGAGCCGCCGGCGTAACCGTGGTGGTCGTGCCTGCGAACAGAGCGATGACCGCGGCCGGCAGAGGAAGTTCAGGATCCGAGCCCGGCGTACCAAACAGAAGATCCTCGAGCTCCGCCAGAGCGCCGGCGTCGGCGGTAACCGACGAGACGCACATGTAGGACGTCGGCTTGTAGGTGACGCCGGCGATGACGCCGACCTCGACCGGGGTGGTAGAGACCTCCCAGCTGAAGGTGATCGCTTCGGGCGTGTCGTTCACCGTGGCGTTCGCCTTCTCGGACGGAGCAGCGATTCCTCCGTAGAGCAGGTGCAGCTTGTAGCCGAAGTCGTTTCCGAGAACGTCGTTTCCGACCAGCGTCCGCCAGACGAACCCGAAGGTCCGACGACGCTGTTGACCGAGGAACACGCCGGTTTCCGGCTGAGCTGAGCCGTCGCATTCCGCGAACTCGTCCGGGTAGGTGTACGCCTCGATCGTGGCGGCGAACTCCTCGTACGAAGTCAGGTTCAGGTACTTGATGTTGTCGGCGTAGAGCGGAGTGGCCTCGGCGCCCGAGGGAGACTCGGTGACGGCAGTCAAGCCGTTCCAAGCAAAGCCCTCGCTGTAGGCGCCGTCATCGTCGAGCGGGTAAAGGACCCCGTGGTTGACGCCAGTTTCGTACTGACGCTGACCGGTCAGGTCCCAAGCAAGCTTGGTCATTGCTGTTCCTTTCAGAAGAAGAGTTTGTACACGTCATGGTTGAGGTTGTTCTTGACGAAGAACCTGAGGAAACCACACAGCGGCAAGCTCGCCACTTTGTCTGGGATTTCACTGTCCGGATTTCGATCAATGATGGTCACTTCGTACCGCTTGGCGTTTCGGTACGGACTATTGTCAGCAAATTGAGCTACCGCATTATCGCGACGATATACGATACACGGATAGGCCATGGTCACGTTTCCCGGAGGCTGGAAATATACATTTGAACTTCCCAGCAATTCTTCTAGAAGTGCTTGAAGATCAAGCCGTTGGCCCATTGTATACACCTCCGAGCCTCAAGAGGAGACGGGGTCTCTGCACCTCAACATCTGAGATTTTCCACAGAGACCCCGCCCACTTGATGTAGCGCATGGCAAAGAAGTTTTCGCTGGCGTACGCGTCCGCAAGAATGCTAATAGAATTATTCACGGAGAGATCATCGTTAACCATCTCTCCTTCCTGAAGCTTACGAGTATTCCGAATAACATCGCCGAAGTAGTGCTTCTCTTCGATAATGTCTTCGTAAATCCCAGGAGAATCTTCTACCGACATCCCAAACCCGATTTCACCACTGAACTTTGCCATGGTGCTCCTCTATCAGGTCGTGCGGGTGAAGGCCCAGTCAGCGTCGAAGTTGTGCGGGAAGTGGTACGTCGCAGCCGGGACGGCAACGATGTTGATCGTCGTCAACGACGGGATCGCGGTCTGAGCGCCGGCCGAGAGCGTAGCGCCGGTTCCCTGGTTCTTGTAGATGACGCCGGTGACGGTCGGAATGGTGACGACGCCTGTGGCCGGCACGAACGTCGGAACGGCCGGAGTCGCCAGAGTGCCCGCGGTGCGGACGACGACCTGAGCGGTCTTGTGCTTGGTCAAGGCGCCCGACATGCGGCCCTCGATCAGGTACTTGTACTGGTTGAAGTCGATGTCGAAGTCGTCGAACGTGGTGATCTCGCCACCACGCGTAGAGCCGATGGAGTAGTCGCTCAGGTTGACCAGGATCATGATCAGGTCGCCGTCGTCCGTGGTGGCGTCCTCCATCACCGGAACCTCGACGATGTCGCTGACCTCAAGCTCCGCAGCCAGTTCGGCCCGGTTGCGGTACAGACGCCGCCCCATGCCGTCCTTGAGCAGAAGCATGTCGTTCAAGACGCTCCGGTAGGTGAACATGGTCGGGTTGCCGGCACCCTTGTAGTTGTCCCGAGCCCGAACCACAGCTTCGACGATGGCGTCAGGAGCGATGTTCGCAGCCACGACCACGACGTCGGTGTAGAAGGAGTTGTCGGTCGCGATCGGACGGATCTTGTCCTCGTCGATCTTGTCGTCGTCGTCGACCTCACGGCCGTCACCGATCAGGACCGCGCGAGCGATTTCCTCACGGAGCATGAAACGCATCTCGACCCAGATCCACGCCACCACGTCGAACTCGGTGATGTCGATGATGTCGTCGCGATCGAGCTTCTGCTTCTTGTAGATGGTCTTCGGGCCGGTCTCTCGCTTCGCGATGCTGAAGAACTGCTCCTTCTTCATGTTCGCCTTGATGTAACCCTTGGCCCGAGCTTCCTCGTGCGTCAGATCGGCAGAGAGGCTCTTGATCTTGGAGAAGGGGAGCTTGCGGGTCCCGTTCAGGACCGTCTCCACCCACTCCATCCGGCGAGTGATCCACTCCGGCTTGTTGTCGATCGCCTGCGCGTCCGGGAACAGGATCTCGATGTTGGTGATACCGTAGTCCTCGGCGTGCGCCAGCACCGACTCCTTGAGGGAGCCCAGCTTGTGCCCGTCGGCGACCAGGGTGGTCAACTGCGCGTGGGTCAGCGTGGAACCGGTCTTGCCGCCGGAATCGGCATCGGTCTGATCGAAGACGTTGTGGGTCATGTCCTTGTTACCTTCCTGGTGGTTGAGGTCGCCCTCTTTGTCGTTGTCTTCGGCAGTAACTCCGCTTTCGGAGTCGTCGGAGTGACTGGCGCCGGCAGTTTCGATAGCGGCTCCAACCATGTAGTTGACCACGGCCTTCTGGTCCTCAGACATGGAGTCATAGACGTCCTGAATGGTCATATCGCCGGCGTGCTCGATCTCTTCCTCCTCGACATCGTCGGAGAGGTCCTCGTGCTCGAGGGCGAGACCCGTGAAGATAATCGCCTCGTCGTCCAGTTCCGTGATGTCGCCGTCGGCGTGACGGATGCTCACGTTGTCGATCACGGCACCAGGATTGGCGCCCGAAAGAACCAGGCTCACCTCGGTAATCATCCCATGGAACACCTGCTTCGACTTCTCGACCAGCTTGTTAGCGTGGATCGAGAGAGCCTTGATGTCCTGGTGCTCCACGAGGGCCTTCGCCTGCTGCCCGGAGGGAGTGTTGTTGAAGAAACCGTAGGCGTAGACGCTGCCGTCACGGTTCTGAAGGACGGCATGCCCCAAGATGTTCTCGGGTGCGCTGTGACCGTGCTGCCAGACCAAAGGCACCGTTACGCCGGCCTGGTGCTTGAACGCATCGGGCATGATAGTTCTACCGTCGGTGCACTTGAGTCCAGCCTTTGTGGCCCAACCGCTGAAATTAGATTCCATTTTGACTGTCTCCTTCCTTTTGTGTTTGAGCTGCAGTTGCTGGCACCGAAGATGGTTCCGGCATGTTGCTGTTTTGCAATTTGTCTGCGTCTGCGTCCTTGGCTGGCTTGTAGCCGATGACTCCACGCATTTCATTCGATGTAAGGATCTTGTTTCTGGTGAACTTGTCTCCAATTTCAGCAAGTTCGCTAACCGGGACTAGTCGGAAGGGGTCTCGGAAGTACATGATGGACTGACCTTGTGTTCTTGCTGTCTTGGTCAGGAATTTCCGCTTCATCTCTTCTTTGATTGCCCTAAGGATCGGCTCAATTGTCCGGTTCCAATAGTTGAGCATAGTTTTCTCATCTGCGGTGCCATTCATTACTTCTTCAGTTAGGCCTAATTGGCCATAAAGCATAGTAGTCAAGTATTCGATCTGCTTCAATAGATTGTTCTCGGCAGGTCGGTTTAGCTGCGTGATCTTCTCGGTTCCGTCGGTATAGGCAATCCCGTACTTGCTGCCCTTTAGCTGGAACTCGATGTCCGTTCGGCGCTGCTCGGCTTGCTTTCGACGAGCTTCGGACTTGACCACGTAGGGCAACTGAATGATCAGATCGAGTTTCCCTGAACTAGACGCTTCATCGACCGCGTCTAGCATGTTCAGTTTTCGAATCAGTCGCTGAAGTGTGGAGTTAGGCTCGTTCATGACGTTGTAGAGAGGGTTCTCTATGATTGCCACTACATTCTTTTGGAGAATCACTTCTTGACGACGACCGATCGCCTCATTGTATGGATTCACCTTCACGTGCTTTGGACGCCACTCAACCACATCACAAACACGAAGCGATTTGATATCATAGCTTCCCAATTCAGGATTCACAGTCGTATCGATGGGAACGATAGCTGCAACTCCTTTTTCAAACAATGTTAAAGCGATGTCCTGACGAAACATGCTTGCTGCTTGATCGGTATTTGCTTCCAACGTCAAGCAAGAATTGAAACCGCTGTCGACGTTGGAAACATAACGATCTTCGTCGTCCAACTTTACGTGTTTGATGTCAATGGAGGCTACGTCGATGCTGAGTCTCGTGTAAATCGAAGATATGATTGACCGCTCGTTCGAAGTCCTCATTCTGGTTCGATCCGGACGAAAACTCGAACTCACTCCAAGATCTGCTGGAGATTCGAAACGCTTAGATACGTCGTCATTCCAGAATGCGTTCCACGCGTGCTTCAGCTTTCCGCCGAGTGTTGCCATTAGTCACCTCCCTTCAATTTCTCGATGACACTCGGCTAGGGCTTACGACGAGTGGCTTTGATCAGGTCGAGAGTGGACAACGATCCATAAACTTGAAGGCCGTCGCGGATCGTTGACTTTCCCGCCTCGACTCGAGCCAGATGTCTTTTTAGTTGCGCGCTGTTTCTCGCCGCGCTTCCCCTTAGACCGCGACGAGCCAATTGATTCAGTGGTGTTCGCGCAGCGACTGACAGTTTTTCGCGACGATTAGCCGTGCCACTAGCTACTCGATCCAATCTTGCTGTGGCTTTGTTGACTTTCGCTGCGTGAACACCCTTGACTCCCCAACGCATCCCTTTCACGCCGTGGTGAGTAAGTTCGGTGAGACTCTCGAGAGAAGGTTTCTCTCCGTTC